TGAAACACTAAATGACTGGTCTAAGTTTGACATAACAAAAAGAACAAAGCATGATGCTTCAATAAGCTCCGGTTTAGCTGTAATGGCATGCAATAGACACTTATATAAACCAAATCCAAAAAAAGAAAAAACTCCATTAAACCTAAACATATCAAAGTATAATAATAAAGGATTTCAATCAACAATAATAAAAAGTAAGATATGACAGAGTCTGTTATAAATTTTCCATCTCAAGCGGTAAGCGATCTTGAAAAAATGACCAAAGAGTATGGAGAAAAAGTTGCAAAAGCTATTAGACATGAATGGTTCGAAGGAACAACTAATAAGTTTCAGGGTAACATAAATAGTTTTCATAAATTAAGATTATATGCTAGAGGTGAGCAACCTATTGAAAAATATAAAAATGAATTATCAATAAATGGTGATTTATCATATCTTAATTTAGATTGGAAACCAGTTCCAATTATTCCTAAGTTTGTTGATATTGTTGTTAATGGTATGGCACAAAGATCTTACGAAATAAATGCTTTTTCACAAGATCAATTTGGTGTCAGCAAGCGAACAGAGTATATGGAATCTATGCTTAGAGACATGAGAGCTAAAGAATACAAAGAAAAAGCACTGATGAATTTAAATATAAATTTATTTGAAAACGAACCAAAAGAGTTACCTGATACAGAAGAAGAACTAGCACTTCACATGCAACTTAATTATAAGCAAGCTGTTGAGATAGCAGAAGAGCAGGCTTTGAACGTCTTACTAGAAAACAGTGACTATGATTTAATTAGAAGAAGAACACTATATGATATATGTACAATAGGTATTGGAGTTACGAAAACAACTTTTGATTGGAGTGATGGAGCTAGAGTTAAATATGTAGATCCAGCTAATGTAGTTTATTCTTATACTGAATCGCCATATTTTGATGATATATATTACGTTGGTGAAGTTAAAGACGTTCCAATAAATGAATTAGTAAAAGAATTTCCTGAATTAACAGAAAGTGAAATTAAAGAAATAACTGAAAGTAAAGGTGGAACTGAAAGTCACTACAGAAAAGACACTGATAAAAACAAAGTAGAAGTTTTATACTTTAATTACAAAACACACTCTAATGATGTTTATAAATTAAAGCAAATGGGGACTGGAGCAGAAAAGGTCATAGAAAAAGATGACACGTTTAATCCTCCAGAAGATATGGAGGGAAATTTCAGTAGATTAGATAGAGTTGTAGAGGTTTTATATGAAGGCGTTTATGTTGTTGGATCCAATAAGTTGTTAAGATGGAGGATGGCTGAAAATATGATGAGGAGCGATTCTGATTTTAATAGAGTTAAAATGAGCTATCAAATAGTTGCTCCAAGAATATATAAAGGTCGAGTTGAATCTTTAGTTAGTAGAATAACTGGTTTTGCTGATATGATTCAATTAACGCATTTAAAGCTCCAACAAGTAATGGCTCGTATGGTACCTGATGGTGTTTATCTTGATGCTGATGGTATCGCTGAAATAGATCTTGGTAACGGAACAAACTATAATCCACAAGAAGCTTTGAACATGTTCTTCCAGACAGGTTCTGTTATAGGTAGAAGTTTTACTTCTGAAGGGGATATGAATCCCGGTAAAGTACCAATTCAACAAATACAAAATGGAGCTGGTGGAAATAAAATACAAAGTTTAATTACAACTTACAATTATTATTTACAGATGATAAGAGATGTAACTGGACTTAACGAAGCTAGAGATGGTAGTATGCCAGATAAAAATGCTTTAGTTGGTGTTCAAAAGTTAGCGGCAGCAAATTCAAATACTGCAACTAGACATATACTACAATCTATGCTATATCTAACAGCTGAAGCCGCTGAGTGTTTGTCATTAAGAATATCTGATATAATAGAGTATTCACCAACAAGAGATGCTTTTATTCAAGCAATTGGTGCTCACAACGTTGCTACGCTTGAAGAGATAAAAGAATTACATCTTTATGATTTTGGTATATTTATAGAGTTGTTACCAGACGAAGAAGAAAAAGCTTTATTAGAAAATAACATACAGCAATCTTTAGCTCAACAATCAATAGATTTAGACGACGCAATAGATCTTAGAGAAGTTAGGAATATTAAGTTAGCTAACCAATTGTTGAAAGTTAAAAGAAAAAGAAAAGCAGAAAGAGATCAGCAAATGCAACAGCAAAATATCCAAGCTCAAGCTCGAGCAAATGCTCAACAACAAGAGGCGGCTGCTCAAGCTGAAACGCAAAAGAATCAAGCTAAGACACAAGCTGAAGCACAATTAGAACAAACAAAAAGTCAACTTAAGACACAGTTTTTACAAGCTGAAGTTCAGGCTAAAAAAGAACTAATGCAATTTGAGTTTGAATTAAATTCTCAAATAAAAAGTATGGAAAGAGAGATAACTGAAAGAAACGAAACTAAAAGAGAAGACAGAAAAGATGATAGAGTAGATAGACAAGCAATGCATCAAAAACAAATGATAGATCAAAGAACTGGGGGTGATTCACTTAAAAGATTTGAATCATCAGGTAATGATATAATTACAGGAGGAGTAGACATTGATCGATTCTAACTTATTTTTAATATTTTATAAAATTTTATTATGGCAGAAGAAAATGACAATATAGTCGAAGAAGTAACCGATGAAGTTACTGAACAACCAACTGAACAAGTTGAAGAAAAACAAATAGACGAATCTAAATTTCAAAGCGCTGGAGATGACAGCATTATTAAAGTAGATTTAAGTAAACCACCAACTCAAGAAAGCGAAGAGGTTGAACAACAACCCGCTGAAGAAGAAAAGGTGGACGTAGTTGAGGAACCAGAGGTTAAAGAAGAGATTGTTGAAGAACAAGTCGAAGAACAACCTACACTTCAAGAAATTACAGAAGAAGAAGAGATTGAAGAAAAGATTGAAGAATTTGTAACTGAAGCAAAAGAAACTGGAGAACCACTACCAGAGAATATACAGAAGTTAGTAGATTTCATGGAAGACACAGGTGGTGATATTCAAGACTACGTAAATTTAAATAGAGACGTATCTAAAATGGATGACTCTGAAGTATTAGATGAATACTATAGAGCAACTAAATCTCACTTAACACCAGAAGAGAGAAGTTTCTTACTAGAAGATACTTTTGGTTTTAATGAAGATGAAGACGATCCTAGAGAGATACGTAAAAAGAAAATAGCCCTCAAAGAGCAAGTTGCCGAGGCTAAAGCCCACTTAGACGGGCAAAAGTCTAAATACTATGAAGATATCAAAGCTGGGTCAAAGTTGACTCAAGAACAACAAAAAGCAATTGATTTCTTTAATAGACACAACAAGGAATCTGAAGAACAGAATAAGATATCTGAAGCAAATAAAAGAAAGTTTAAACAAAGAACTGAAAACGTTTTCAATGATAAATTCAAAGGTTTTGATTATAAAGTTGGAGATAAAAAATTTCGGTTTAATGTTAAAGACGTTGAAGGTGTAAAAACAGAGCAAAGTGATCTTAGTAATTTTATTAACAAGTTTGTTGGTAAAGACTCAACTATTGAGGATGCTAAAGGTTATCATAAGTCTTTATTTACAGCTATGAATGCTGATGCTATTGCTAATCATTTTTATGAACAAGGAAAAGCTGATGCTATCAAAGGACAAGTTGCTAGAGATAAAAACATCAATACAAATCCTAGACAGACACATAGTGAGTTTAATGCTAGTGGAGTTAAGTTTAAAGTATTAGGTGAATCTTCTTCTGATATGAAAAATAGATCCTTTAAGATTAAAAAGAAAAATTAACAATTTAAAAAAAATATATTATGGCAATTACTGCAGGTGGTAGTTTGAATAGTGTGGCAGCTTCACAGCAACAAACACTAGCGTCAAATTACATCGATTTTACGAGCGACACAACTAAAGGTTGGGCTCAACAATACCTGCCTGACTTAATGGAAAAGGAAGCTGAAGTGTTCGGTAACAGAACTATCTCAGGTTTCTTGGCTCAAGTTGGCGCGGAAGAGGCTATGTCGGCTGATCAAGTCGTTTGGTCTGAACAATCAAGATTACATTTATCTTACAAAGGTACAGTGGCTACAGCAGGTGATACTAATGGTACATTTACTGTTATTACTGATATAGACGGTAATGTTTCTGGTGATGGATTCACTCCAGCATCTCACGGTGTTAGAGTAAACGATATTGTACTTATTGCAAGTGCTGGTATCGTTACTAAATGTTTAGTGGTAGAAACTCCAGAATCAGCTATTATTTCGGTTGAACCTTATGACAAAGCTGATTTAACTGGTCATGCTACAACAGCTAGCGGATCAACTTTATTAGTTATCGGTTCTGAGTATGGTAAAGGACAATCTTATTCTGATATCACAGGTACGTTTAGTGCTGAACGAAGAACAGCTTTAGAACCTACTTTTAAATCATTCACTAACAAACCAATCATAATGAAAGATTACTATGAGATTTCTGGATCTGATGCTTCTCAAATTGGTTGGGTTGAAGTTTCTGGTGAAGAAGGTCAAAATGGTTACTACTGGTATTTAAAGGCTGAAGGTGATACAAGAGCGCGATTTACTGACTACTTAGAAATGGCAATGTTAGAAGCTGAGAAAAACGTTACTAATTCTGTTATTGGTTTTGCTGATAAACAAATTAGAGGATCTGCTGATGCTACTGCTGGTTTAGTTGGTAGTGAAGGTTTATTCGCTGCTATTGAAGCTAGAGGTAATATGACATCTGGTATTTCAGGTGTTAATGCTGCTACTGATTTAGCAGAGTTCGATGCTATCCTTGCTGAGTTTGACAATCAAGGTGCTATCGAAGAAAACATGATGTTTGTAAATAGAGCTACATCTCTTGCAATTGACGACATGTTAGCTTCAATGAATTCTTACGGAGCTGGAGGTACTTCTTACGGGGTATTCGACAACGACGAAGATATGGCATTAAATTTAGGTTTTTCAGGATTTAGACGAGGTTCTTATGACTTCTACAAATCTGATATGAGATACTTAAATGACAAAGCTACAAGAGGAGGTATTAATACTGCTGCTACTAGTGCTGCTATTAGGGGTGTTATTGTACCTGCTGGTGTATCTTCTGT